GACGTTGAAGATAGTGAAGACCCAGACATCTTCGAAGGGGGTGATGAACTCATACCTGAACCCATGCCTGAACTTGAACCGGAATCGATGATGTCACCAGAAGAACAACAGGAAGAGATACCTACAATGGAATCGAATGAGTTTAAAACTGTACCAGGGGTTCAGAGTCCCGACATTGGTGAGGAACCAGTACCAGAGTCTGGATTAGAACAAGAACATCAGCAGGAGGATGATGTACTTTTTGGTGATGCACCAGACTACCACACAAAAAAAGTTGGTTATAATTAAATGGAACTCTCCGAGTATTTACGTGACCCAGTTTACGCTGGCCTTATTGCTGGTATGATAACTGCTGGGTACATTCATGCTAAAGCATATTTAAACAATGAAGGTAAATTAGAAATTAATCAGTATACTAAACCAGCTGTACTTGTCGCAATTCTTGTGTATTTTATTGTAGTTAATGGTATTGGTCAAAAAGAGATTATTTCTGACGATCCTTTCTAACTTAAAGATTACACCATACTATTAAGAAAATGGCGTCCGTTACTGCGTTTAACGACATGATGGGTCAATTTCTTGTGGAATTGCACAAGACTTTTCCAGAGGAAAAAAGTATCAAGAAAATGTTGACATCGTTCGATCTTGTTAAAAGTACAAACCCCCGACTTCTCGTCGACAGTTTCATGAAGAGTGTATCCCCTTACGCTGAAACCATTTCTTCTAAAGATGAAATATTTATTCTCGTACACTCGAGTGATATTGAATTTCTCTCAGAACTCAATATTGTGAATCTTTGGAAGCGTATGGGTGAAGGTACAAAGGATGCGATTTGGCAGTACCTCCAGACACTCTACATCCTTGGTACAACTATTCAGTCTGTTCCCGAAGACACTCTCACCGCAATTGAGGCGATGGCTAAGGAATGTGCCGCAAAGATGCAATCTGGTGAAGATGGTGAAATTAATCAGGATGCTCTCATGAAAATGATGGGAAGTATGACCGGAATGCTTGGCAACCTCCCCAAAAAATAAACCTCATCTATATTAAATGAAAGTTTGGTTCGAAGATCCTAAACAACTCGTCAAAAATAAAAATTTTCTAGACTTCTGGCCGACAAGTAAACAGACACCAGAAGAGAGAATTAATGCGGCATCTCGATTTATCATTTATGCCTCTTGTATTTTGTTCTTGATTCGTCGAGATCCTCGCATGCTTGTTCTCGGTGCCACAATGCTATCGGTTATATACGTCATGTATAAAGCAAAACTTATTAAGGAACCATATGACCAGAAAGAAAAATATGAAGTTTGTCAAAAACCCACAAAAGAGAATCCACTTGGTAATGTGCTAATGACAGATTATACAGACGCACCCAATCGTCTTGAAGCCTGTTATTACGCAACTGCTCAACCAATGATCCAAAAGTATAGCAGCGATCAACTCACATTTGATATGGGTAGATCCAAGTCTTCACTCCCGGTACATAAAAAGAACGCTTTTGAACGTCAATTTGTCAGTACCCCAGTGTCTAAAATTCCAGGCGATCAAACAGCTTTCGCAGAATGGTTATATGGACCAAAGAATGCTCCAATGTGTAAAAGTGATGGACTTTACTGTAATCCAGATGCACGGGGAGTTCAACTCGAGGCTTTCGCAGGAATTGGAAGTGATGGAGATGTTAGGGGACTCCGAGGTGGGGGTCGAGTAAGGGGCGGTGGAGGAACGTATAGTTAGATTAATATTCTCATGTAATAATAAATGGCATATCAGCTTCAACCTGGTCTCTTCATTGTTGATAACAAAGGTGCTCTCCCTCCCGTCCGAGCTACTGATGAAGTTTTTGTTTACCCTCAGCCCAGTCACTTGAACAGTGGGTCACGTCCCAATACAATGTTGTACGGTACAGCACCTTATATGGCTGGTAAAGGTGCACCAGCGGAATTCATTGATACGAGTGACCAACTTCGACCACAATCAACTACCCGTTTCAATAAAACGATTGTTAAAACACATGAACGCCCTATTTCCCCTAAACAATATGGAATGTAAGGTTCCCCTCCGTACCATTAAATATGAACCTGCTAGTACCCGCGCCGATGTCCAAAATGGACTGTTTCAGAAAAGGTATGTTAATAAAAATGTCAGTAAGAAATAAGAATGGCTGATCCTATTTCACTGTTAGCTGTGGCAGGTCTTGTATATGCCGGAAGGACATTGTCTAAAACTGAAAAATATAAACCAGAAAATAAACCCATTGTGACGAATAATGATGGTATGGGTGCGATGGCACCTAGTTCAAAAGAAGTTGATGATGGTTCACGATTTACACGTCCAAGTAAAGTAGAAAATGAAAGTTTCGCTGATATAACTCGGCAACAACGGAGTAGTGGACAGGAGGTTCTCAACATGCGCAACCGTATGTTTGATCATGGGCGCATGAACAATCTTTCCCCAGTAGAGAAACAACTTGTTGGTCCAGGTTTGGGTGTGAACTCCAGTGTACCCGCCGCTGGTGGGTATCAACAAATGTTTAGGGTCAACCCAGTCAATGTCGGTGAATATAGACTTACCACTTTACCAGGACGTTCTGGTCCCGCCGCTGACCAATCTGGTGGTCGATCAGCTAAGGTTGGTCAACTTGCTCACAATAAACCTGAGACGACCACTTTCCTCCCATCTCGGTTGCCCACTATGGCTGGCCGAGCTCAGGGAATGACCGGTGTTGTACCTAGAAATGAACATGAACGAACCAAGAGAACTACAAATCGTTCAGAGACTGGTTTACGCAATGATGGTCTAGGATTTAATGGCGCGAAACGCATGGTATCAGGTCAAACATTGTCACAAGATCCCACACGATTCAAGGCGGATCGCAATGATGAACAATATCAATACAACAATCAACCCGCTCCAGGTATTCACAGCTTCCATGGTGCTTACACCACGAATGTGGCGAACAAGGTTACAAATAAAACGAATGAAGAGCTTATGAAATATGGTTTCCGCCCAGAAGATCGTCGTGGTAAACCTAACCGCATCGGTAACGCTGGTCGTATGAATGTTCGTGAAAGTGCCCTGAAGCAGGGTGGTGCTCTTACATCAGTACGGAGTGATACCACTCGCATAGATGGACGTGTCAATGGTGCGAACGGTGGATGGACACAACAATATCAGAACAAACCATTCCATCAATTTAATTCATACAAGGGTATTGAGAATCCAAACTCAAAGCGTCTCGATATTGCGGCGAAACAATTAGAAAATAACCCACTTTCACACTCACTTTATCGTTAATCAATTGTATATATTGTTGAAAACATTCATTAAAATAGTATCCCCTTATTTTAATGAAGGTACATAACCTCACGATCGATAGTAATCAGCGCGATGTGACTATATATCCAAATGCAAATAACTATGTTATTAAATTGGAAAATCCCGTATATCAAGTGGAAGAAATACGACTCATATCTGCTGTGGCCGTAACATCACAGTCCCCTGCCCCAAAATCTTTAATTATTAGGTTATCTTCTGGATCCGATGAACTCAATCAATCTATATACGCTGGAAAACCGTCAGGTAGCTCCCAGAAGGGAACACCACATTATACTGGTCACATCCTTCTAAATGGTGGAAGTTTATTATCATTCAATGGTTCAGATGACCCAGTCATACATCGATTTCATTCAGGACCACAAAAGATGATCAAAGATCTTGGAATTGAATTTTTGTACATGAATAATGGTGTTCTCGAACCATATCAATTTAGTAATCAGTCGGATAAAAACCATGTATTAAAATTCGAGATAAAATGTTCAACTGACAAATTAGAAGGTTTAACAAAGGTTCCAATAGATACAGTTACTAAAAAGGAAAGCACGAAGAAAATAAAGAATCCAATCAAAAAAGAGATTCTTTATAACCGAGAGGTGTATATTTATATTGGTATCATTCTGTTTATAGGTATGATGCTTATTTTCCTAATGAAAGGAAAACCGATTAGCGAGAAATAGCGTAGACTGGTTGAGCAGGCTTGGATACGCGACTGGAGACGGTAGAGATCATCATGTATACCGCAATGGACAACAGTGTAGTGAGCACGGCGGTAAGACCGTACTGCGCACCACCGTTCTTGGGTACCTTAATGACCTGGTTAATAATGAACCTAACAACATCCATCCAAGACATGGCGGCCGCGAAGGAGAAACCGGCGACAATCGCGTTCAAAGATTGAGTCTCGAGCTCCTGAGTAACAAGGGTGACAGTTTGCATAGCCGCCTTCATCGTGAGTAATATACTATAGGTTAGGAAAATTATTCACTCCGGTAATAGATTTTCCTTCTTAATCTTTTTGTACCCGGTTTTTTTATTATTTTTACAATTTGTAAAAAGATTATCATCTCCTGATATCCCTTCACTTGAGCTACTATCTGAATCGTCGTCACTATATACATGTAGCTTTACACCCGAATCATCAAAATTCCACCCATCAGGTTCCCATGTAGTCATTACTATTAATAGCATTTTTTAACATGATTTCTGTCGGATTTTGAGGAACCCATTCATCCCAGTGATCATATGCATCGTTCACCTGGATAAATGTTTCATCTGCTCCAGAATAACGAACAAATGATGGACATTCCTCAATTGAGACAATTTCCATTTCTTCATCTGAATCTTCTTCATCTTCATAAATTTCGGGAAACATGGGTCCAATTGTTGAACCTACAGTGTACATAACACAGTATTTCAATGCATACTCCATGTCTTCTGGTAGAAGTGTATCTCTACCACAAGCCTTGGAGTATTCAGCCGCTAAAAGAGTGCCTCGTTCAATGACAGGAAGAAGAATATTAGTCATGACCTCTATATAATTTTCCGTCATCATATCCCCTTCTATACCAAAACCAGATTGCATATTCATATTTATTATTAATAATTAAAAAGAGTTTCAATATTTTACTCATTAAATGGGTAAAATTATGCTAAATAAAACGATACGATACAATAGAATGAATCTTCAATTGAAAAAATTCAAGCCCGAATCAATTGCGGATGATAAGGTCATTGTATTTATAGGGAAGCGCAATACAGGTAAATCAACTCTTGTGAAAGATATAATGTATCATAAAAAACATCTTCCAGCTGGAATTGTACTTTCTGGTACAGAAGAGGGGAATCACTTTTATTCGGATTTCATTCCAGACTTGTTCATTTATGGAGATTATGACAGAGACGCGATTGAACGGGTAATGTCTAGACAGCGTAAACTAGTAGGCGCAGGACGGACAAACTGTGGGGCATTCATGTTATTGGATGATTGTATGTATGACTCAAAGTTTCTAAAAGATACATGTATTCGTCAATGTTTTATGAATGGTCGGCATTGGAAGATTTTTTTTATGCTGACCATGCAATATGTCATGGATCTTCCACCAGCACTTCGAGCAAATGTCGACTATGTTTTCATACTCCGTGAAAATATTATTCAGAACAGAGAGAAATTATACAAATCTTTCTTTGGTATCTTTCCGTCTTTTGATATGTTTTGTAAAGTAATGGACGCGTGTACAGAAAATTACGAATGTCTCGTATTAGATAATACAGTCAAATCAAATAAGATTCAGGATTGTGTATTTTGGTATAAAGCATCAGTTCGAAAAAATTTCAGAGTTGGTAGCCCACAATTATGGAATATGCATAAAAAAATGTACAACCCGAAGCATATCACCCAGCCTGAACAGGACGCAAAGAAGGCAACCAAAAAATCGAATCTCATAATTACTAAGCGCAAGTGACTGCGTCACGTAATATCTTAGAAAACATAGGACTATACTATATGGCTTCTAACGACGTTCCTACGATGAATCTTTTCGATGACGGTGAGGGTATGATACCTTTGCATGAGAATAACCGACCTTCTACAGCGTTTAAACAACCTGAAAATAATATAAGTACACATAAAGACACCATGGACTCCACACCCATTAATGATATTATGATGGAACCACCTGCCATGAGCGAAGACCCCAGAGCACAGGGTGTCATGCCACAAATGGTTGCTGCTCAGCCACAACACGCTTACCCTTCCAGCCAGAAGAAAGTCAAAGAAATTCCTGACAGTAAGAACCCCTTGAACATGACCGATGATCAGCTTACCGCAGCCATCGTCGCCATTGCTACCGCTGTTGCCGTGAGCAAGCCTATCCAAGATCGTCTTGCGACCTCTATCCCCAAATTCCTTAACGAACAAGGGGGTAGAAGTATGGTTGGTTTGGCAACGACCGGTGCGATCGCCGCTCTCATTTTCTTTGTCGCGAAAACCTACATTATTCGGGTTTAAGCCACTGGCATCATATTATTATAGATACTGTTATCTATACCACTGAAGTACGTAGCCAAAGCACCCACGGTGAAAGCGCCTACTAAAACAGCACTCAATTCCAAATGCTTCTTTCTATCGCTCTTATGAAAATTCTTAACTGTATCCTTAGACCGCTTCCACATTTCGTTTATCGCGAATACGACAATGAGTGCGAAAAGGGACGACATAGCAAAGAAAGACCGATCGACAGCAAGACGGGGGAAACTACCTACAATAGCGCGAGCAGCATTTGGGATCACAACCGTGAGGAACACAAGGTTTACGTAATAGTTGTCTAAATGTTTGGGGACTTGGGTTACGGCGTAGAATACAACCCAAGCGAAAATCGCCGAGAGAAGGTCATTCACGGGAGTTTGCATTTATAGTATTCAGAGATTATTATTTATCCTGAATATACTGCCCACAAAATTTGGTTTTATCAGCCAATCTAGTGTAAATACCGATTGATTCACAAATTTGTCTTAGTTCGGCGTAATTATTCCAAAAGTTTTCTGAATGGTCCCATTCGGGTACAGTACTGTGTGAGAGTTCATGAATCAGTACATGCATGATTTCGTTAGTGTCTCCATCTAAGCATACAGTTATGTCCGCTCCCTTGTTTACATTAAATCCCACTGTGCCAGACATTCTCTTAACACCAGTAAGAGGGATAGGTCGAACAAGAACTTTAAACTTTTCGTTTTTCGTATTCTTGAGATGGCTTCTGAGAATTTTATATCTTTCTTTCACTTCTTTAAAAACGCGTGGTTCACGTGTCAGAAACAAAATGAGTATGTTGATGAGTATTAATACAATAAAAGGTATCATCTGGTATATACAAAGATAAATTTACTATACAATTCTGAGATTGGATTCCCTTGAAGTCCCTCCCAAAGTTGTAATTTAAACCCCAACTCTTCTAAATGTGTCACCAAAAGATCCTTGTACCCAACCGGTTCAGATTTAGGTCCATCTGCGTAATATGGGGTATCTGTGAGATTGACAAACAGTTTTTCCCCAAATCCACCGTTACCATGCTCCTTGAGTTTAAAAAAGTTTCCCATTTCATCATGTAGAGGTGTCTTGAATATGATTCGTTCTGAATCTGGGATAATACCTATAAGCTTTCCACCATGTTTAATACGTTTTTTGATTTCATTGATAGAACTGAAAAATTTAGTTTTCGAAGCGAATATATAATGAAGTGAAAAATTATAACAGATGATATCAAATTTTCTGTTAGGGCAAGTGTGAATATCACCATCGTAGAAATTTACACGCATATGCATATTCTTAGCACGAGATTTAGCCTCTACAAGTGCTAACGGTTCTGGGTCACACATGTTTATATTTACCCCACATTTATGCCATTTTTGAAGATCGCCACCAAAACCACAACCGACATCTAATATATGAAAGCCTTCTTCACTTACAGATTGTATCAACGACCGTTTCGCATCATTATGATTCTTACGAATCTCTTCCATTCTCAATTTACAGATATATTCTTTAACATTATATATATTACTTAGGGCTTAAAGTTTAAAGTTGTATGAAATGTATAATGTCTCTCGAAACTGACTACACTACCGTTCCCGGGCAAGTCTTTGCGTGTATCTCCATTGTTGGACCCGAATGTCCCCAGAAGAATGACAAATTTGGTATTAAGCTCCGTGGTGCTTTTGCTACCCGTGACGAAGCCGCCAATCACGCCAAGCGTCTACAGAAAGAAGACCCCACCTTTGATATCTATGTTGTAGATCAATACAAGTGGCTCCTGATTCCTCCCGATCCCGCAAAGATCGAAGATGTCCATTATACCAATGACAAGCTTGAAGAAATCATGTCTGGATACAAAGAAAATCAGGCACAGGCTGCGCGTATGTTTAATGAACGTAAACAAGGAATGAGGGATGATAAAACCCATATCACACCAGGTGATGAGAATTCTCATTATTATACAAAGGCTGACGAGGCACCAATTTCTCACCCAGCTGAGATTATGGAACGCCTCAAGAAAGAGAAACCGAATACTCCTATGGAGGAACTTGTTAAGGAAGCCGATGAAATCGTCGCAAAAGAAGTCGCGGAACTTCAAAAGAAACGTGAAGAAAACATGAAGTTGGATGAACTCAAGGAAGAAGAAGAAGGAGAAGGAGAGGAAAAATAATTTTCATATCTAATACTAAATGATAACTACATTAGTTACCGTCATCATTGTGAGTGCGTTCTTTATATTGTTTTTTAAAGGGAAAATTTCAAAAAACAAAAGGAAAATAAAAAAAATACGTAAGAAAGTGGAGGCGAGTACTACCGCTGGCTTTGTAGAGGATACATATAGAGATCCCTTTATTAATCATTTCATTCCTCCTAAAGTTGGGAATATAGGTAAATTTGTGTAATACTCAGGCATACCTGAGAATCACTGGTTGCATGGTTTTCCCCATAAAAAATCCAAGTAAAAATACAGCGAATGCGATTATCCAAGTTGACTTCTCCACATTCTTAAAAAGATCGAATGATTCTTTTTCCTGATACTGTGGTGGTGGTTGATATTCAGATGGATGAAAATAATACTCCTCCTCACGTTGGGGTTTATCATTACTTTCATCTTTCTCTTCTGGGACATCTCCGAGTACAGGATTATATTCGATAGGGTTACCAATGTCGGTTTCCATTTCTGAAATAACGTGGGTTTTTTTTAAGCGTCTTCTTCCTCACTTTCACTTTCGTCTTCTACCACAAAATCTTTAAGATTACCATTTTCATCAGCATCGTCATCTTCTTCTGAATCATCTTCATCATAAACTTCATCGTCTGTGTCAATCTCAGAATCTAAATCTGTATCGTGTTCGTCTGTGGCATAGTCATCCTCTAATACATGTTCAGTGGGTTGAAACAATACAGGTTTCTTTATATGTCTTCCTGAGCGAGTACGGGCTACTATAACCATTTAACTAGTAATAACTATTATTGTTTAAGTAGTTTTATAAGATTATTGTCCGTTAATACATATGTTCTTGCCTTGTTTTTCTTTCCCTTACATAATGGACATTGCTGTGTGACTTTATTTCCATTGATGACATAGGACATAACATGTTCTGTATGTTCACCCTGTATAGATTCACAATAAGATGACGTAGTGAGTGCAGTATAACTTTTATTAGTTCGCCTGATACTCACAATGGATGTATCAGATTGTCCGGGTATGAAGTTACGGATAAACTTTTCAACTAAGGGCTTAGTCTCCTTTTGGTTAAATTTACTTTTTTCTACATTTTTTTTAATTTCGGGACACTTTTGAAGTTCTTCTCTCTTGGGATACAGTCGGTCGATGATAGGAGATGGAAGTTCGTGTCTACGTCCACAAAAATCTTTACAAAATCCATCTCTTCGCCCACGTAATGTTTCACATCTACAAAAACATTTCTGTATAATTAACTTCCCACTGATGATAAACCAAATATGATTTGAATTATGATCCCTTTTCAAATTTTCACAATAGTTTGATGTAGTTGCTACAAGAAACATTGTTTTATGTTTAAATATTTTAGTGATAAATGCACTAGATTGACCTTCCATGTGTTTTCTGACAAATGTTTCTACAAGTGATTTAACTTCTTCATCCTGAACTTCATCTTTAGTCTCTTCATCTGTAAATGCACCCTCTCGTATAGGTGCCGATGGTGGTTGAATAAATACATATTGGGG